TCGGACATGGATGTAGCAACCATCGTTAGCTGAAAGGGCGCGACGGGGAAAAGTGGACTAATGCGTGAGACGGGCTTGTGTTTGCCTACATTCCGGTTCATCGCCGGGTCGATCAGATGCGTCGGGAATCCAGAAGAAAGTTCGACGTAAAAGCACAGTTCTGGCGAGTTGCTGGCGTAACCAGCCCAACGATCAGCGCCTTGTTATGACGGTCAATGTTGGAAACATCACACCGTCAGCGACCTACAACAAGGGCAGGGTGCTGATCGTTGCAACGGGTTGGGAGTTCCCGGCCGACAGCAACACTCAAGACCACGCAAAGGTCCGCCCAGCGTGGCCCGGAGCCTGACCGGTCAACAGGCCAACGATCAAGGCATTGACTTAGAGCTATGACAAGCCTGGTGGCGGTAGTGGTCGGGGAGTGTCTTGATCGTTGCAGCGTAGAACAGTCGGTAGTTCCTCTGGGTCGCGGGTTCGATTCCCGCCGCTGCAACATCCAATTATCCACTTTTATCCGCGTTTCGATAAAACACGCCGGACGGGATCAGCAATGACCGCACCATCCGGCGACCATTCCGCACCAACCCCCCATAAAAATATTGCGCTTGCAATTATTTACGCCCCCCTGTAATCTGCATTTGTCCGCTGAATTGGCGGCATTGGTTAATTTTTGGGGGATTTTATGGACTATCAGCAATTCATTGCCGGGAAGCATTTCAAATCGGTTGATGCTGGTTTTGACTATGTTTGCAGCGAGTCGTGGCTGTTCGACTATCAGCGTGCATGTGTCGAGTGGGCCTGTCGTCGCGGCAAGGCTGCCTTGTTTCTTGATACCGGACTAGGCAAGACCAACTGCGAGCTGGCATGGGCGCGGGCGGTGGCTGAGCATACCGGCAAACCTGTCCTGATTCTGGCTCCGCTGTGCGTCAGTGTCCAGATTATTCAGGAGGCGGCGCGTTTCGGGTTCAATGTTCACGGAGTCCGCGATGACAGCGAGATCCGCGAAACTGGCATCTACATCACCAACTACGAAAACATGCACAACATTGATACGGGGCAATTCTCGGGCGTTGTGCTGGATGAGTCGTCAATTCTCAAAGGCATGGCCGGGAAGATGCGAGCGATGATTACAGACGCCTTCCGTGACACTCCGTACCGATTGTCAGCCAGCGCCACGCCATCACCGAACGATTACATGGAGCTTGGCACGCAATGCGAGTTCCTGGGCATCTTGTCGCAAGTTGAGATGCTGGCCACGTTCTTCATTCACGACGGCGGCGACACGGCAAAATGGCGACTCAAGGGTCATGGTCAGAAGAAATTCTTCGAGTGGCTGGCGTCGTGGGCTGTCATCATGCGCGACCCGTCCGCGTATGGGTTTGCAAAGAAGCCGGAACTGCCGCCGCTGAATATCCGTCAGGTCACGATTGACAGCGGTATCACTGACGGACTGCTGCCCAAGCTGGCGCAATCGCTTGGCGACCGACTGACAGCGCGACGTGATACGGTTGCTATGCGTTGTGCTGCAGCTGCTGAACTGGCAAACAGCATTGATGGGCCGGTGCTGGTCTGGTGCAATTTGAACGATGAAAGCCAGATGCTGGCCGGGTCAATCAATGGCGCTGTCGAGGTGTCCGGAAGCGACAAGCCGGAAGTGAAGGAGTCGCGCATTATTGGATTCACGAACAACACGCACCGCGTCCTGGTCACAAAGCCAAAAATCGCCGGGTTCGGAATGAACTGGCAGCACTGCAGTAACATGATCTTTGTCGGCCTGTCTGATAGCTGGGAGCAGTATTACCAAGCCATCCGCCGCTGCTGGCGATTCGGGCAGACGCAAACCGTCAACGTGTACGTTGTGACGGCTGACATTGAGGGCATGGTAGTGGAAAACATCAAACGCAAGGATGACCAGTCCGACCGGATGATGGATGAAATGGCGTCAATCGCTAAAGACTTTTTCAACGATTACAGCAAGGCAAGCAATGCGCTGCGGGCCTACAAACCACAGATGGCAGCGCCGCTGCCGAAGTTCATTTAAGGGGATTATCATGCTTAACGTCAAAAACTACAGCCAAGGCCAGAACCACGTTGTTTACAATGCGGACTGCGTTGAAGTGGCCAGCCAGATGCCGGATGGTTCGGTGGACTTCATTGTTTACAGTCCTCCTTTCAGCTCGTTGTACACATATTCAAACGATGAGCGCGACATGGGAAACGCCGCAACCGACGACGAGTTCTTCAAGCATTTCGGGTTTCTGGTTCAGCACATGTTCCGCATGTTGCGCCCCGGCCGACTGATGGCAGTCCACTGCATGAACCTGCCAACCAGCAAGCAGAATGACGGATTCATCGGCATCAAGGACTTCCGCGGCGACCTCATCCGGTCGTTCCAGTCTGCCGGGTTCATCTACCATTCCGAGGTCTGCATCTGGAAAGACCCGGTTGTTGCTATGCAGCGCACAAAGGCACTCGGGCTGCTGCACAAGACCATCAAGAAGGACTCCAGCATGTCGCGTCAGGGCATCCCTGACTATCTCGTCGTCATGCGTAAGCCTGGGGACAACGACAAGCCGATTGAAGGCGCGTTGAAGTATTTTGTTGGCGAGGATGCGCCGCGTGATTTTGTCGCCAATGACCGCGTGGACGGCAGCTTGGTGTGGACTCCGACCGGAGACGCGACTCCAATCGACATTTGGCAGCGTTATGCCTCGCCGGTATGGATGGACATCAATCAAACGCGCACTTTGCAATTTCAGAACGCACGCGACAGCAACGACGAACGGCATATCTGCCCTTTGCAGCTGGACGTGATTGAGCGCGCCATGCAATTGTGGACGGCGGACGGTGACGTGGTGTTCAGTCCATTCACCGGCATCGGCAGCGAGGGCCACGTAGCGCTTCAAATGGGGCGCAAGTTCATCGGCACCGAGTTGAAGGAATCGTACTTTAAAATCGCCGCGCAGAACCTGATGGACGCCGAAAACGTCAGCCAGCAATCGTTGTTCTGAGTGGCCGAAAATAGTACAATAGAGCCGCTGGTGTCGGGGTCGAAACCAATCCAGCGGCAAAGAGTTGGGCAGGCAATCAGAGCCTCTAAACCTGAACTGTGTCTCCATTAGCGTTTCCCGCCTGTCCACTCGGCGCTAACGGGGAGTTCGACCACAGTCCAGGTTTAGGGGTTTTTTATTGAGCGCAAAATGCCAATCAAGAACTGCAAGCACTGCGGGGATAGATTCGTTGCCGACGAAGGTTGGAAAACAGTCTGCGTCCCTTGCTACATCAAAATGAAGAAGGCCGCAGAGCCTCCGCCCGAGCCTGAAACGGTGTACATCCGAATCAGCGAAACCATCCCAGATGACATGCTGATGCGAATCATTCGGCTTTGCCATCCTGACCGCCACCAAAACAGCGAAGCCTCGACGATTGCCACAAAATGGCTGCTTGACGTTCGCACAAAGCAGGCCAGGAAATGACATGGGAATCAGAATCATGAGTGAAGTTTGGAGCATCAAAGGGCCGAAGCCGACGCAAAAATACGTCCTGATTGCGCTGGCTGACCGGGCATCTGACGACAATCACACCTGCTGGCCGTCAATGGCCGACCTGAAAGACCGCACAGGATTGAGCGAGCGGGCGATTCGTGACGCCATTTCCGAGCTGGAAAGCATGGGTTTTGTGGCTATTGAGCACCGGTTCAACAAGAGCAATCTGTACAGACTGACCCTCAAAAACAGGGCCATACCGGCAAATGGCGCACCCCCGGCAGCAAATGCACCCCCTGCGCCAAACGCCGCACCCCCGGCAGGAGGTGCCGGGGTACCGGCAGGAGGTGCCGGTCTAGACCGGCAGGAGGTGCCGCCTAACCACCAATTAACCCACAAAGAACCAGCATTGAACCAGCCGAGCCACGAAAAGCCGTTCAGCAGTGAGGTTGAAGCACCGCACAGAATCAAGATGCTGATGACGTTAGAGTGGCAACCATCTGGCCAACTGAAGGCCAGGGCGATTCCGCAAGGCGTCAACCCAGACTTGATTAAGCCGGAGACGTTGGCGGCGTTCCGGAGCTACTACGAAGCCAAGGGGATGGAGAACAATCAGGGCGAATGGGAAAACCTGTTGATCCGCTGGTTCAAGACGCAGCGCAACGAAGCGCCAAGACCGTCAGCGCAGCCAGCGGCAAGCGAGGGGCCGGGATGGATGGCGCTGCAACAAATCAAGCGAGACCCCAAGCCACCAACAACAGATGCTGACCGCGAACTTGCAAGAAAAGCAAAACTCCAAGCAGGATTAAAATAAAATGCAATCACTCGACACGACAGCACTTGAGCAGAACGTAATATCAGCAGCCATGGAAAACCCGGATTGCCTGTCCGACCTGATGGGAATCGTCAGCATGACGGACTTTTGCAACCCGTCCCACCGGACTATCTGGAAGGCTGTTACAGACCTTGACGCCATGCGCAGGCCGTTTGACGCTGTATCGGTTGCGGAACACCTGAAGGAAACGGGGCGCGAGCAACTGAACGGCATACTGACCAAGATAGCCTCGTCCGCTTATGCGTCAGCCGCAGCAGCTATGAAGTACGCCAAGCGGATACGCGAGGTGTCTGTCATCCGCCTGCTGATGAGCGCAGGAAGCCAGATATCAGAACTGGCTGAAAACCATCAGGGCCGCAAGTTGGACGAGTTGCTTGCTGAGGCCGAAAGCATCCTGTCAACCGTAATATCCGGGAGCATGTCTGACGACGTGCCGCTGGTTGATGGCGTCCAGTTGTTCCGGGATGTTTGTGCCGACTTTGAGCGCGCCATGGAAAACCCCGGAATCTCCGGCATAAGCACTGGCATACCACCACTGGACGACATGACGGACGGCCTGCAAAAGTGCAGCATGGTCATTGTCGCCGGGCCTCCAAGCATGGGAAAAACCGCTTTTGCCGTGAATCTGATGCAGAACGCCATGGAGAGCGCAAAACTTCCTTTGGTGATATTCAGTCTTGAGATGCCAGCCATCGACATTGGGCGGCGCATGGTAGCAACAGAAAGCAAGACGCACTATTCCGGCATCAAGCGTGGATCGGCAAAGGGCGACGAGTTGACCAAGATTTACACGGCGGCAGGGCGTTTGCAGAATCCGTTGCTGAAGGTGTGTGACACATCGCTTATGACCCCAGCCAAGATGCGCTCAGTGCTGAAGCGCATAGCCCGTGAACATGGGGGGATCGGAATGGTGATGGCTGACTATGTGCAACTCATGGAGGCGAACAAATCAAACCCTAACCGTAGCTCTGAACTGGCCACCATTAGCCGCGAACTGAAGCGCATGGCGATGGATTTTAAAGCGCCGTTCATCGTCCTGTCCCAACTGACGAAGGATGTCGAAAAGAACCAGCGCAAGCCGAACAACGGGGACTTGCGCGAGACTGGCCAGCTTGCACAGGATGCCGATTTGATTATGTTTGTGCACCGCCAGGAGAAGTACGACAAAGACCCTGTGCAGGAAAACATGGGGAAGGCCGAGATCATTGTCAGTAAGAACAGGAACGGCGGATGCGGATCGGTAAACGTCGGATATGACGGGCCAACGTTCAGGTTTTATGAGTTGGATGCGTGGCTTTGAGCCTCCACCACCACCTCGTCACCTGCCGCCTCTGCCAGCTTGAGCAAGATCAATACTGCAAAGCCGTGCCGGAAAAAACCGCTGACGGTATGCGCGAACGTCGGCGGTCAGACCCGGCCGGATTTGCCGAGTACGTCAGCCGGGTTATTTTCGAGAGGATTACGGGAAAAGTGGTTGACGGTGAATAATGCTAGTGCAATACTTGGGACATACCAAAACAAACAACCCGGAGCAACACCATGAACGCAAACACCCAAGCAGCTAAGACCTTCGGCGCAATCGCTTTCGCTTCCGGCATCAAGTGCGCGCCTTGCCTTGATGGAAACATGATGGACATGCTCAAGGGCCGCACGATTGGCGACAAGCGCAGCGCGCAGGAAATGAAAGCGTGGATTTCTGGCTGGACTCAAGCAAGCCTGTCGGCCTAAAAACAACACGGGGCGGCCAGCCCGCTCCAAACAACGGGGATTACACCATGAGAGCATGGGAACAACGCGAATCAGCGCGGACGGGGAAGCCGGTTCCGCAAGTGCTGGCCGAACTGCTGGAACAATCCGGCGGCAAGTGGGGCGTCATTGGCGCGATGGCTGGCATGTCAGGCCAAGCCGCCCACCGCATGTTTGCGCGCAATGGCATCCGCAAGGAGCCGGTATGGAATTTCGAGTTTCGCGGAAAGACCGGCAGCATGGCGCAGCACTGCAAAACGCACGGCCTGAGCTATTTTTCCGTCAAGCAGTACGTCCGAAGCCACGAGGTCAGCCGCGCCGATGCGCTGGAACGGTATTTGTCCGGCCAGGTTAGGCCGTATCGTTACGGAGCATCGCAATGACTGACCCCGTAAACAACCCCGCCCACTACTGCGGACATGCCTCCGGAATCGAATGCATCCAGGTCACGCGCCATCTGTCGTTTAATCGCGGCAATGCGTTCAAGTACATTTTCCGCCATCGCGACAAAGGCGCACCGGCTCAAGACCTCCAGAAAGCACTCTGGTACATCCGCGACGAGATCAAGCACAAGGGCCGGATTGTCAATCCGAACGAATACCGCCGCCGGGCGCTGCGGAAAATACTGGACGCCACGCCGGAAACCTGGGAGTCGCTTTGCTATCTCAGTTTGTGCACGGCTGGAACATTCGCGCTGAAAACGGCGGAACAGTCATTGCTTGAGCATATCGGGGCGCAACCATGACCAATTCCACGCCAAAAACGACCGGAACGGCCACTTCCAGCGCCGTTCGCGCGCCAGGTAGTGCGAAGGTACACGCAAACAAACACATGGCCGTTAAACGCGAATATAACGGCATGACGTTCGACAGTGGGCGGGAGTTGAAACGGTGGCAGGAATTGGAGTTGATGCACAAAGCCGGACTCATCGTCTACCTGGATCGACAAGTTCAATTTGTGCTTGCCCCGCCCGTTGTGTTGGATGGCCGTAAAAAGCCAGCTATTCGTTACGTGGCTGATTTTGTTTATTGGACAGCGACTGGATGCCCGACAATGATTGTTGAGGATGCCAAGTCGCCACACCTGCGAAACAATCCGGTTTTCCGCATCAAGATGCACTTGCTGAAACTTGAGCATGGGATTGAGGTAATTTTGGTATGAAGCGCATTGTTTGCTTTAGTGGCGGCCACTCATCCGGGATTGTTGCAATTGAGGTGGCGCGCCGGTTTGGCGCGGAAAACACCATCCTGCTTAATCACAACATCAGCAGCCGGGTGGAACTGCCAGACGTAAAGCGGTTCAAGCGGCAGGTGGCTGAATATCTCGGCATCGAAATCACATACGCAAACCACACCGATTTTGAGGCTGCAACGCCCATATCCGTTTGCGTTGATGCCGGGACATGGGTCAACCCCAGCAACCGCGCCATACTCTGCACACATCGACTGAAGACAGACCCGTTTTACAAATGGCTAAAACAGAACTACATGCCGGGTGATGTTTGCTATTACGGGATGGACTCAAACGAAACGACGCGCATATCCAGGCGCTCAGCAATCATGGGCGATGGCGGGTACGCCGTTGATTTTCCGCTGGCCACATGGCAAGACCGCACTATCACACAGACTATGCAAGTCGGCATTGCCCCCCCGCTGCAATACGACGTTTTCAACCATGCAAACTGCATGGGGTGCCTCAAGGCGGGCTGGCAGCACTGGTTTATTATTTACTGCCTGATGCCGTGGCTGTGGCTTGAGGCAAAGCAGGCCGAGGCAATTATCGGGTATTCCATTCACAATGATGGATTTCTGGAAGACCGAGAAGAAATGTTTGAGCAAATGCGCCTTGCTGGGATTCCGGCTACCGAGAAAATACCAAGCCAGCAGTTTTGGGCGGACGTTCACCGAGCAATCAGTCAGCCAGGATTTGACATGCCGACGATTGAGCGGGCTGTAGAGTGCATGGGTGATTGTGGGATTGAGCGCAGGATCTCAGAGGGGCGCGGCAAATGAAAAAACCACTCCAACACCAACCCTTTGCCGCCTTCCGCGTCACGCCGTCCGGCATTGAAGGCCCAATTCGTCACGAAAACGGATGCGCACGGTACTGCACGAAACCACATAACTGGAAGGTCACGGCGGTCATTCGGTACGAGTGCGACAACGGAATTACTGAGGATGTGGTCAAGTTCGAGGCTAAACGCGCCATGCCAACCGATTTCGCGGCGGACATGCACAAGCATCTCAACGACCGCATTGCAGGGCGTAAATGGTATTTTGCGAGGGTGACATGTCGGCCACAACTGAACTGATGCAGCCGGAGTTGTTCGGCCAGGATGAGCATGTTTGTCCGGGCTACGACGTTTGCCCCGTAAAACTTTGCGGCTGCCGATGGCTAGGGCTTGGCACTCCGTTCGCCAGCGATGCAAAAAAGCCAGACTTGCAAAACCCTCCGAACGAGGGCTAATATCCAATCATCCCCTTCCCGGAGCCATCCGGGTTTTTTATTCCGAGGCCGCCATGCAGATAACCGCTTGCCCCATTGCGTTACCGCTCGGCAAGCTGTCTGCATTGGCTGGCGTCAAGTCCATTGCTGTCCACTGTTCCGCCACCCGACCGACCGCCATCATGGGCGTCCGCGAGATCCACCGGATGCATATCGAACGCGGATTTGCTTGCATCGGTTACCATTACGTCATCAAGCGCGACGGCACGATTGAGCGCGGCCGACCTGAGGACAAAATGGGCGCGCACGTCGAAGGCCACAACCGCGACAGCCTGGGCGTATGCTTGATTGGCGGGATTGATGCGGACGGCAAAGCGAAAAACAATTTCACGCAAGACCAATTTGATTCCCTCAAAAACCTGCTGCTGAGCTTGCACGGAAAATACCCCCGTGCCGTCATTCAAGGCCATCGGGATTTCTACGGCGACCGCAACCGAGACGGGAAAATTGACAGCCGCGACTGGCTGAAGGATTGCCCGTGCTTTGATGTTAAACAGTGGTGGAGCGCACAACGATGAAAACCGTAATACTCTGTCTGATGCTGACCGGATGCGCCGGGATGCAGGGAATGCCCGTCTGCCCTGAACTGACGCTGAAATTATGCCCGACCACGGCATCCAGATAATGGCGCTCGTGCTGATTCTGGCCATTGTAATTCCGCGTCAGGTCATGCGGCCTGATGCTCCACAACCGAAATGCGGTGACAGATGCAGGACGACCATCCGATGAAATACCGACTCAACGATTTTGGAGGCGCACTTGAGCAAGCAATCCGTTCCGGTGTCGGCCCGGGCTTCCTGGGGATGGTTGTCGTGTTAAGCCGGGTCATGTACCAGGGCGGGCGCAAGAAGTGGCGCGCAACGATTGCTGAGGCTATTCTCGTTGCGTTGGTTACCGGCACAGTTGGCCCGTTGCTGGCCTATGCCGGACTGGATCGCGACCTTGCCTACCCGCTGGCGGTTTTCGTTGGGTACGTGGGGATTGACCGCATAGCGCTGGCTGTGACTACGAAGCTGGGGATTAAATGACAAACCCTGTTGGACGACCGCGCACCAACATTCGAGACCTGCCTGATGGCTGGGAAAACATCATGCGCGAAGCCGCACAGGAAGGCGCGAGTGATGTCGAAGTGCGCTGTCTGCTTGGTATTGGTGAGTCCGGATGGTACACGCTGATTGAAGACGATGAGCAATTTTGCCGAACCGTAAAAGAATGCAAGGCTCTTTGTCAGGTCTGGTGGGAGCGTACCGGACGCAAGATGACCATGGGTGCGGATGGAAACGCAACCGTCTGGATTTTCAACATGAAGAACCGATTCGGCTGGAAGGACAAGACCGAGACTGAGCATACCGGCACTGTACAAGTAACCCAGATCACCCGACGCATCATCAAGCCGACTCCTGATGGAACTGGTAATTGAGACGCCCGCATGGGCCGAACCACTGCTATATCCTGCCCGGTACAAGGGCGCAAAAGGCGGGCGAGGCTCTGGCAAATCGCATCTGTTCGCCGAAATGCTCATCGAGGAGCACGCAGCAAACCCGCATCAACGCTCCGTCTGTATCCGCGAAATCCAGAAGTCGCTCCAGTTCTCCGCCCGCGAGCTGCTGAAGCAAAAAATCACGGCGCTTGGCGTCTCGCATCTGTTTGAAGTTACGCTCACCGAAATCCGTTCACGCAACGGCAACGGCATCATCATATTCCAGGGGATGCAGGATCACACCGCAGACTCCATCAAGTCACTGGAAGGATTCGACCGGGCATGGGTGGAAGAAGCGCAAAACCTGTCCGCCCGCTCCCTGGAACTGCTGCGCCCGACCATCCGCAACGAGTCATCTGAAATCTGGTTCAGTTGGAACCCCGACCAGCCGGACGACCCTGTTGATAAGTTTTTTGCCGACCGGCCAAAGACCGGACCGGAAGCGTCCGATTTTATCCTCGTGCATGTCAACAGCACGGACAACCCGTTCCTACCCGAAACGCTGCGCAAGGAACGCGAGTACGACCGGAAATACAATTCCGATTCCTTCGCGCACGTCTGGGAAGGCGGCTACAACAGCAAGTCCGAGAGCCAGATATTTAAGGGCAAATGGCGAATTGACGAGTTCGACCCGGCGACAGACTGGCAGGGGCCATATCACGGACTCGACTTCGGCTTTGCAAACGATCCGAGTGCAGCCGTCAAATGCTGGATACACAATGACCGACTATGGATTGAGCGCGAAGCTGGCCGCGTGGGGCTGGAGCTGGATGACACCGCCGCATATCTGGAGCAACGCATCCCCGGCATCTGTTCGCATGTCGTCCGCGCTGACTCTGCGCGCCCTGAGTCCATCAGCTACCTGAAGCGACCTGACCCGAACAAGCAGCGCCCGCACATGCCCCGCATCGAGCCAGTCAAGAAATGGGCGGGAAGTGTCGAGGACGGAATTTCTTTCATCAAGTCGTTCCGCGAGGTTGTCATCCACACCCGATGCACGGAAATGCAGAAAGAGGCGCGGCTGTACAGTTTCAAGACAGACAAACGGACGGGTGATATACTGCCCGACATCGAAGACGCCAATAACCATTATTGGGATGCTGTCCGCTATGCACTGGGCGGCATGATCAAGAGTGGCGAAACCCCCGGAATGCCAAAAATGCGGATGAATTTCTGATGGCCGATAACGTATCTTTTGAGCGCGCCGACTATCGCGAGGCTCTGCCGCAGTGGGCATTGGCGCGGGATTTCATTGATGGCCAGGCCGCAGTCAAAGCAAAGGGCGTCCTGTACCTGCCTGACCCCAACATGCTCGGCGACGACAGCAACGGCGCAATCTATGCCCGATACCTGCAACGCGCCTGTCTTTTTCCGGTCGTTGGCCAGACCTGCAAATCCATGATTGGCGCAGCGTTCGGCAAATGGCCGGAACTGTCCACGCCTGCCAACCTGCAATACGTGGAAACCGACATTGACGGCAGCGGCATCAGCATCTATCAGCAATCGCAATCCGTCACCGCCGATGTGCTGCGCGCTGGCCGGGCTGCGCTGTTTGTGGATTTCCCTGAATCCTCCGGCGCATTGTCGGTTGCTGACATGCAAACCGGCGCTATCCGGCCCAATGTAATCGCCTATCCGCCCGAAGCCGTCATCAACTGGCGGACGGAAAAAGTCGGGGCGATTAACCGGCTGTCGCTTGTCGTCCTCCGCGAGACGGCGATACAGGCTGGCGATTTCTCGCTGACCGAAGTTGACCAATGGCGCGAGTTGCGGCTGATGGATGGCGTCTATGTCGTCCGTCTGTGGCAGCGCGACACGAACCGGCCTGATGAGTTGATTCTCGTCGGTGAGTCAATGCCGACCATGGCCAACGGCCTGCCGTGGTCAGAAATCCCATTCTGTTTCATTGGCAGCGAGAACAACGACCCGAGCATCGACAGTGCCCCGCTGATGGACATTGCCAGCCTCAACGCCAAGCATTACCAACTCGCTGCCGACTGGTACAACGCGCTCTTTTACGCTGGCCAACCTCAACCGACAATAACCGGGCTGTCGGAATCCTGGCGTGA